CTACATCTGCTATACCAAACTCTGCCATGTTCTGAGCGGCTATAGAAGCATTATTAGATACTGTTGATATATTACCGTTAGCATCGGACACTGACTGCATACCTGCTGGTGTGTTAGACAAAGCTGAGAAACTATCATTAATAGCATTTATTTGCTGATCTGCTATAGCTTTACCAGCTGCATTTGCAGCAGCTGCACCGAAAGGACTAACTGCTTGAGCAAAAGGATTTTGACCTATAGCCATTAAACCTAAGCCAGTATTTACAGCTGCAGTACTAGCACCAGAGCTAGAGCCTGTTGAAGGGTTAGCACCAGTATTATCACTCTCGTTATTACCCCCAAAAGGATCGCCACCTCCATCAAAATCATTACCACCAGTATCCCGCACAACAGGAGCAACTGTCTTAGCTGCTTCTTTCTCTTCAGCTTCTTTACCAACTTGCTTCTCAACAATGTCATCAGTCTCAGTGAAGCCTTCGGGGATAGCTGTCATAGGTCTGTTGTTAATATACGTAATGTATATCCTTCGTCCATCAGGATGTTTGAAATAACGTACATCAATAGCGCTGTTCTTAGGAGCTTTGCTTAAATCAGTGCCAGTCATGTAGCCGCCAGCAGCCATTTTAACTTCATCACCACCTACCTCAGCCATGATGCTATCGATGTTGCCTTCGAAATCATCGTCTTCATACTCACCATCTTCTTCAGCAAAGGTTTGATCTGGGTTGTTTACTTGATCGGCATTACCCATCTGACCCATCTCTTCCATACGGCTTAAACCTTGCTTAGCTTTATCACGTATTGCCATCAACTTCTCTAGTCCAATGTATCTAACTACATCAGCAGGAATGACAAACTCACCTTCACTAAGCTGTGCAGGAATGTCATCAGCAACTTCAGAAGCTAAACTACCTGTGGGCACCTCAACACCCTTGACAACTTCACCGCTGTCATCCATCATACCGCCTTCAGCGAAGAGCTTATTCATTTCATTGTTTTGCATTTAGTTTATCTCTTAATTGTTTCATAGAACGAAGAGCTGTTATAGCTCCTTGTGTTCTATGCATAGAAGCTACATCATTTAATTGCTCTAACACTTTATGCTGATCTGTTATAAGCTTGTCTATATATTCTTGATAAGCTGTCCACATAGCGGGAGTGTTAACAAAAGTTTTTAAACTCATTTAAATATACTCCCAAGTAAAACCATAAGCTGTGTTTCTTTTTTTATTTGCAGCCATAGATATTTTAGAATGATTTTTATTTAGTGCTTTAGCAGCTTCCGCTACTGATTGGTATATCACACCATCACTTCTTTTAATAGTCTTACTGTGAGCAACTGATATTTTAGCTTTAGCTTCTTCAGACATTACTAAACTTTTTGATCTAGTAATCATAGCAGATCGAAACTCTGGCTCCTGCCATTTACCTTTAAGATAAATTGAAACAGCTTTTCTAGCTGCCACTCTATTATCATCTAAATTTTTTTTATTTTTAATAGCCTGCTCTTCGCTAACAGGTACTCCGCTTTTAATTTTAGATAGGTGCTGTCTATTTTCTGGGATAGCCATGAACTCTTTAGTTTTTATACTTCTCCATGTCTTCATATCATCAGTCCATATATGACCAGCAGATCCTTCCCCACCATCTGAAAGATTAACAAGAGGACCTAGTCCTATATCTTTTCTACCATAAAGTGAAATTAGATTACTCTCTATTTCAAAAGCAGCCCACTCTTGTAAATCAACTTCTATATACTCAACAATGTGTCCATGTTTTTTTACAGTACTCTTCCAGTAGTTACTTCTATTTGTTTTGGAATTAGCTCGGCTACCTTTACCTTTTCCAACATAGAACACTTCTCCTGTTGTTTTCTTTTTATGCACATATACATAAAAACTCATTATTGCATCTCCGTTGGAACGCCTTGTCCGCCTTCATTTCCGCTAAATCCTTGCTCACCCGGAATAGGGCTCATACCAACACCTATATTACCACCGCCTGTTCCAGCTGTATCCTGTACACCCGGTACACCATTTGGTGCTTGCTGTTGTCCAGTCATTTGTTCAGGCTGAGTTTTCTGCATAATCAAGGCTTGTCTTGCTGCTTCTTCAATATTGTTAGACACTAAGTCTGGATCAAGTTCTAAACTCTTGGCAATCTCTCTAATAATGTAAGGCATCTTAGCGAAAGGCGCTAGTGTCTGATTCTGTACGATTTGTAAGAACTGCATCAAGCGCTGGCTTCTAATCTCTTTAGACTGTAGACTCTCTAGTCCTCGTGCTTTAACTTCTAAATCACCAGCAGCAGATTCATCATAATCAAACTGCATGTTGAAACTGAAATAAGCTTCACCAATAGGACGCAGCAAGTAGTCATCGAAGTTCTTAACCACTGTCTTGATGCCACCGCTAGCAGCATTCATCAACATGCTAATACCTGATGAAGTTCTACCCACACCGCTCACACCTGTTTGACCATGTGCAAATGAGGGTAGGCCAGTGCTTTCATCTGCTAGTACACGAGCTTTGTCAAACAGCTGAAGGTTCTCATTAGATACGTTAGGAAACTTTGTACCAAACAAAGCTTGCCCCGGAGCACCGCCTTGTCTACGGAAAACTTTACCGGGATAGACGGTTAGGTCTTGACCGGGGACAAGGTTGGTCTCATCAACCTCAAACACAAGGTTGCCAGAGAGAACCGCATTATCCACTGCCATACGCATGAAACCATTCATTAAGGTTTGAGTATCGTCCATGTTTTCGGCGATACCTACACCAAATAGAGAGTAGGGGTTTATTTCGTAGGGAACGATATAGTACGGGATTCTCACTGGCTTAAACGGATTTAGAACAAGTCTAATAATCTTACCATTGCAATACCAAATGTTAGCTTGCAATTCATCAGCACCGCTTAATTCTTTAGGGATGTCAACACCATTCTCTTCTAAGAAGTCTATGTCAATAGCTCCCCAGAACTCCAACACTTCATATCTGTCTACACCAAAGTTGGGTGTGTAGTCTTTTAAATCATCTTCCCAATATTCCTTAATGTAGTTTGGCCCTATAGCCACAACTTCATCAATAACATTCTTACGGAACATTGGCCTCTTCTTAAGCGCTCTCACCTGAGACTTGCTCAGCTTATGCCGCTCAATGAAATATTGCATGTCTTCTGCATGTGTAGCATCAGGGTCAGGGAAAGCATCCCATACACTAACATGTGAAGACTTAGGCATAGTCTTAATAATAGGAGAATATTTACCACCCTTCTCCCATTTTGGATATTCTTTATCTACTGCGAATGGGCCTTTCATAACACCAGTACCAAACAAAGCAGCTTCAAAGGCTGTGTTACGCAGCTGCTTATTAGCACCACCTTCGTCTAGTTGGTCATGAATCTTCTTCTGCATCTTCTTAGCCGCTACCATTGCAGGACTAAAGGTTAGCTGTGTTGGTGTAACACCGGGGCCTTCTTTAACATCCATCTCACCTAGTAAGCCTTTTAATGGACCAATCTTATCCATCAAACTCTGTACAGTAGAGCCGGGTGCTAAGTCTTTGCCATCACCTTTGTAACCAAACAAGCTACCCATGTCAGGCTTGTCTTGTTTGTTAGGATCAGCTTCAACATGGACATGCTCAACCACACCTTCTGGTAATTGGGTAGGCTCAATAGATAATGGAAAACTATTATTAGCAAACAACACTTCTACAATTTGACCATACGCTGCTAGTGTCTTAGTTTTAGTAACTTTAATAAACACACGGCTCTTCTCAGTTTCTAAGAACTGAACATCAGGACCGTAGATGCCACGATAGTTTCTGTAAGCACGCAACCAACGCTCTTCATCAAAGCGTCTACTTTCTTTAGAACGTGTATATCTTTCTTCAATGAAGGAGATTAGTGGATCAGCTGCGAATAGTTCTGCACCACCCTCAGTGATGTCTTCAGCACCCATTGATTGTGCTTCTAAGAATGTGTTGTCTTTGTTTTTTGCCATAATGTTTATGTGTGACTAGTAGCCAAATGTTTTATCTGAAATAGTTATACCACTCTTATGTGTGTTTGGGTCATAATCAAACAAACTGCTACGTGGACGTGACATTAAGCCATATCGTAGGGCATCATATGTGTGATCGTTTTTTACTTTGGTATCAATATCTTCTGGATTTGCTTTATCAATAGGTAGTACAGGTAGGTCTGCTATTAGTTGTGTACACGTATTGAATATTTTCATACGTGGTTCTTCAGTGAATGGGTCAATCTGTAGCCGTCTATGCACTTCGTTCTTACCAGCAACCCTACTACCACTGCTTCTATCGGCAGGTCTCCACCGGCAGTTCTTAGCTATCATACGTTCTGCTATGGATGGACCTAAGTCACCACGTTTATGCCATGTAGAGCTATCTAACACACCATAACGTATGCTTTCATTCCTCTCTAGCTCTAATACCATGTCTGCTAAGTCCTCTGCCAACACCTTAGTAACATATAGTTCTCTATATACGTAGATACTTTCATCAGGAGCTACAGCAAACCACAGCACAGCTGAGTAACTACCATAGCCATAGTCACATGCTCTGTATTTAGTCCAATTAGAAGGGATGTCAAATGGCTCTACTACGTGAATAGCTCTATTAAACTCAGAGAATGCTGCACCTTCTGCAACATCCCAACTGCCTTCGAGCAATTGCTTACGTTGTGCCTCTGGTAAAGACAACAACATGGTCTCATAGTCACCAGTTTCTGCTAAATGTGGGTTGTCTTTCAGTAAAGCTGGTATAAACCTACGCTTAAACAGTGGCTTACCCTCTTTACTATGACCTTTAGGGTAGACCATCACCTCATTTGTCTCTACATCAGTCGCCCAAAACGATTTACCAGCGGGGGCTGGGTCAATAAACATCTTCTTTACCCAGCTGTGGCCTTTGTTACCGGGGTTAGTAGAAGCTCTCATGCACACTGGCAAGTCTCTAGCAGTAGAACGTAGGCGTGAACGCATGTAGTTCCATGCAAAAGGTGTACCCCATTGGGTAAGCTCATCAAAACCTATCCAACAAAAGGACAAACCTTGATAACGTAGTACGTCTTCGTCTCTATCTAGGTAGGACATCCACAACTTTGCACCACTTGGGTGCTCCCATTGCATCTTACGTTCACTCCATTTTATACCCGGCAATATCTTTGGGTACATCTCCTGACTTTTCCATATCAATTCACGTAGTTCTTCTGTTGTATGACGTAACAACAACCCAGAAAACTGTGGATGAGTCATGTAGCGTAGTGGGTCAGCTAGCATAGCGTAGCTTTTACCCCCACCAGCAGCTCCACCGTACAACACTTCCTTCTCCGACGCTGATAAGAAGTCTGTCTGTGGGCCGGG